GGATACTTCTATTAATTGCTGCCAATATATCATTAAGACAGTGGCGTAAGAAAAAAAATCTAATTAAAAGTGAAGAAAAATTTAATTTAGAAAAACGATTAGATAGAGAACGTAAGAAGGCAAAAAGATTTAAAGATAAGAATAGAGACTATAAAAAAATGGTGACTAAAATAGGTGACTTTAAAGATATGTCACCAGATGAAATTAAAGTGAAATTAGATCAGATTTATGACTGGAATGAAAAAGGTTAGTATTATATTATTATTGGTAATTCTATCAGGTTGTATGAAAACGACTTGTGTATCTAATAGTGTATGGACAGCTAAGTGTGAGAAGAAACTAGACTGGAATAACCCTGGTTTTACAGTAATAAGAACTATCATAACACAAGGTACAAATGTGGGCAATTAGAGGGTTGACAACCACCCTAAATTATGGTATATTATAGACTATGGATAAAAAAATACAAAAATTAAATTTACTAGCAAAGGCGTGTATGAACTCACAGAGTAATGACTTCAAAGCTTTGTGGTACAAAAAGATGATTGACTTAGCTAGAGAATATAATATGATGGACTATGTAATGAGAAAGTTGGTACACTAATGAATATATTTTACCTAGATAAAGACCCTGTAAAGGCAGCTAAATATTCTTGCGACAAACACGTTGTTAAGATGATATTAGAATCAGCACAAATGTTATGTACTGCTCATAGAGTACAAGACGGTCAAATGGTGATTGGTAAATCTGCGACTGGTAGAAAGAGAACTACATACAAACACCCTAACTCTAATATGGACGCTGTGTTATATGGCGCTGGTTGGTTAAAACACCCTAGTTGCGTTTGGGTTATGGATAGTGCTTATAATTATATGTGGTTATATAACCATATGATGGCACTTGGTTTAGAATATACAAAAAGATATGGTAAACAACATTTAACAATACAAAAGTTAGGTGACTTATTAAAACACCCACCTAAAAACGCACACTTTAATAAGATAGGTACAGATGCTACACCTGCGATGCCTGATGAGTGTAAGATACCTGGTGATGTTGTGGGTAGTTATCGTAAATACTATGTAATGAAGAAGGCAAGTTTTGCTACTTGGAAAGCTCCATCAGTTATACCAGAGTGGTATGTGGAGGGTTTACGAAATGGAATATGAAGAAATAGAAAAGTTGTCTTTAGAGGAATCTAAAAAACAAACAAAAGAGCGTAGAGAAGAAGGACTAAATATGATACGACCATTTACATTTGATGAGAAAAAAATATTATGGGATGGTTTATATAATGATGGTTATTATAAAGGAAATAAATTTCAGGAGGAAATAAATGCGAGCACAAATAATTGAAGCGTTAAAAAAACACGCAGAAGGTCATATAGAAAAGCATAAAACAAACGTTGAAGTGTTATTACAAAAAACTGCTGGAATAGCAGAACACCCAGATATATTAGAAACAATTGAAAAAGAATTAAAGATTATTGCTGAGTATGATGACGAAATAGAAATGTTAAACAAATATTTTTAATGAGTGAACAACCACAACTATTTGAAACAGAAGACCAATATGGTAATGATATTATACAAGGTCCAAAATTACCTCATGTTGAAATGACTAAAAAAGAGGCGATGATTGATCCTAAAAACCCTGGTACCGTAGGAACTAGTTTATGGAATTTAGGTAACCATGTTTTACTATTATTATTCATAATGTGTATAGCATTCGTAGTCTATGCTTCATACTAATGCCAATTTATACATTTTATAATAAAAAAACTAAAAAGCAATTTGATGATATGATGACAATTGCTGAAATGGAAGAGTATCTAAAAAAGAATAAACATATATCACAGGTACTTACAGGACTAAATATTGTAGCGAGTGTTGGAAATCGTACTATGAAGACAGATAGTGGTTTTAAAGATGTGCTATCTAAAATAGGTGAGGCGCACCCACAGAGTGCTCTTGCTAGACAAACCACAAAAAAGTCTATAAAACAAATTAAGACTGAACAAGCAATCGCTAAAAACAAAAGAAGAATAAGAGGATTAAAATAATGGCTAAAGATATACCAGATTACATGCGTGGCTTTGATTTAGATGAAGACTACGGCATCACTGCTGTATCATCTGCGCCTAAAACAGAAGTCAAACCATCGGTTGATAAAAAAGATATTGAATCACTAGGTCAACAAACTAGTTTAGAAATATCTAAAGTAAAAAGCGATGTTCAATCAATTAAATCAATGATGAATGAGGTAATGCAGATAGTTGCTGAAAAAGATACTATCACAAAAGAAGTACAGAATGCAGATATAGATAAAAGATTTAAGGCGATTGAAAAAGTAATTATACCATTTTTGTATAATTTACAAAAGACTGACGAGCCTTATATACATTGGCCTAATAGAGGACCAATCATTAAGGCACAAATAGAAAAGTTATTAAAACTTACAAGAGGGTAATATGAAACTAAGCAATAATTTTAGTTTAAACGAAATGACCAAGAGCCAAACAGCAACTCGTAAGGGGATTAGTAATAATCCTAGTGAGGACCATATGAATAATCTAAAGGAACTTTGTGTTAATGTGCTACAAAGAGTAAGAGATCATTTTGGTAGAGTTGTATCGGTATCTTCTGGATATAGAAGTCCAGAACTTTGCGAAGCAATAGGGTCATCTAAAACATCACAGCATGCGAAGGGTCAGGCAGCTGACTTTGAAATCCATGGCATATCTAATGCAGAGTTAGTAAAGTGGATTAGTGAGAACTGTGTTTGGGATCAGATGATTTTGGAGTTTCACAATGTAGATGAGCCAAATAGCGGCTGGGTTCACTGCTCGTATAGATCAGATGGTGAAAATCGTAAACAAATATTGAGAGCTTATAAGAACGAAAGTAATAAGACTTGTTATGAGTCTTATGTTCCTAGCTGAAAAGAAGATAGGGAAGCGTTAAGAAACGATCCTGAAAAGATTAAAGACCACATGACACTGTACAGGTCAAACTAGACTTGACAGAATGCATATATTATGATATACTATGAATAGTACAAATATGAAAGTGAAAATATAATGGCTAAAAAATTTAATTTTATAGATTTAGATAAATCAAAACTACCTGTCACAAAAGGTAAGAAGATAGATGGCTTCCGTTTTTATGATATAGACGGTAAGGCATACCCCTCAATAACGACTGTATTAGGTATACAGAAGAAAGCACAATTACAAGAATGGCGAGATAAGATTGGTGAGAATGTTGCCAATTGGGAAATGGGTAGAGCTGCTAGACGTGGTAAAGCAACTCACACATTGATAGAACAATACCTAAAAGGTCTAACACCAAGTGAACGTGGTGTATTACCATTAGGTCTCTTTAGACTAATCAAACCTTATGTAGATCAAATTGATAACATACATTGTTTAGAAACAATTATGTATAGTAAAGAATTGACTATTGCTGGTCAAGTTGACTGTATCGCTGAGTATAATGGTAAGTTATCGGTAATAGATTTTAAAACTGCTAACAAAGAACGACAAGAAAGCTGGATAGAAAACTACTTTATGCAGACTACAGCCTATGCTCAAATGTATGAGGAGATATTCGGTAAGAAGATAGAACAAATTGTTATTTTACTTGCATCTGAAGATGGTTCCACACAATCTTTTATAAAAGAAACCAAGGACTATATGACGCCTTTGATGAAATCCATTGATGACTTTTATAAATATTATGAAGAACTAAACAAAGATAAAATACAAGCGAGTTAACTGGCCCAAATTTTATCATAGAGGGCAATGAAAAATAAAATACTAGATAACCTACCTACATTATTCGTATGCTTAGTATTCCTATTTGCTATGACACTAGTTTGGAATCACGCTAAGGCAGAAGATAATACAACTGATTATAAATTATATTGGATGCAAATGCCAATGATGTGTGGTAGTCCAGATGACGTGGAAAGATATATCCAAGACAACAAATTTGTGGCAGTTAATGTAAGTTTTGGTAAAGAGAACGCAAAAGAAGATGGTTTAATGGTTTTTGTAATTACATATTACATTAATGATAAACACCAGACACTTGCAGTAGCAGATACGCCAAACGATCCATATAGATGTATGATATTCCATACATTTGATTTAAAGATAAATTCAAAATTATTACCAGGCTTACAGACTTGACTTTTTAGTTAAAGTGTGGTATATTATAAGAGTCGACAAAGGGCGCTGAGGCTAGCGTTGAGGCGCCCACTATATTAGGAGGATAGAATGACAGACAGTGACGAAAAACAAAGAGCATTAGACGCAAGTATGGAAAATGAAGCTCAGGCACCTAGTCCAATGGTTCAAATTTCATTAAAAGAATACGACAAGTTAAAAGAAAAACAGCATTACATTACAGATCCAAGTTTAATATCTATCATAGATAAGATTGAAGAACTTACTAGAGCTTTAAGAAAGCACATAGTTAGAGTGGATTTTAATGAATAGTAAAGAATTTAGTTTGAAGATAGAAAGTATAGTGAAAGAAAAAAAGATTTCACATATGGATGCTGTTGTATGGTATTGTGATGAGAATGGTTTAGATACAAGTCAGGTATCATCATTAATATCCAAATCACTAAAAGAAAAGATACAATTAGAAGCAACTAATTTAAGAATGTTAAAAATACCAAAGTGTGGCCAATTACCAATATGAAAGAGTTTGATTATAAATTAGATTATAAAAATATATTGTTTAGACCAAACGACATAAGATATAGAATAGGTCGTGGTGAACAAGGTGTACTATTGGTTAGACCATATACAAATGTTATCTGTAGACATTGGCGATTTAAAACTCTAAAAGAAGCCATAGTATCATCACAAAAAATATTTGATATGTATTTAGATTATAGAATACAAAAAGACTTTATTGGTATGGATATGTGTAGAAAGTTTTTAGAAATGGGTTTTACGAGAGCTAGAAGATACGCTAATCACAAAGATGGTAAGAAGTACGGTAAAGATGGTAAAGTATTGCCACAAGAAAAAGATTGGGCGACAAGTGAGAAGGCGAAGGCGGCTACAAGATTTAAACAATTTAGAGATTTAGTCACGCAAGACGAGTTTTATATAAGTATGAGAAAACAATGGCGAGATAAAGAGAATGTACGGAGGATTTGATGTTTACAAAACTTATTTGGCAGTCAAACTACACTTTGCATCTGATACATATGACTACTATAAGTATGGTGGTAAAGTCAATGCGAAACTTGATACATTTACAAAACGAAAAGATAGATATTTTTTTCATAAACTGAGTACGAAATATGCAGAAGCTGATATACTTGATTTCTTTGTTGCTAACTTTCTTGCAGATAGCAAGAGATGGATTGGTAATCTGTTGGCAAATGATGGTAGAGGGGTTTACTTGGATTATAAAAAACGGAAAGAATCCTTTGTATACCATTTTAAACAAGACTGCGGAACTATTGTTTCTGACTTTAGCAGGCGTGGTCTTTCTTTTGATGATGGCTTTCTTTGTACTAATGGACAGCATCCAAGAATGTTACGCTTACTTATTCAAAAAAAGATTAGTTACCAGACCGCGGTCGTGCTTAATCACTTTCTTGGTTTTGTTAAGAATTGGGATAAAGAGATTACTGAGAAAGTTGTATGGCCTGAAATCTCACTTAAGGTGGCCAGAGTGAAACCATTTATAAACTTCAATGCGACAGAGTGTAAATTAATTATGAAAGAGGTATTTGTCAATGGCTAAGACTATATTTTGTATAGGTAACGGTGAGAGTAGATCACCAGTAGATTTAATTAAATTAAGACCACAAGGAAAGATATATGGTTGTAATGGTTTGTATAGAGACTTTACACCAGATGTCTTATGTTCTGTAGACGGACAAATGATGCATGAGATATATCACAGTGGTTATGGTGACAAGAATGAATTATGGTTGAGAGATTGAA